GTAACGGATTCGAACCGTTGCGCCCATTTCTGAACGACAGATTAGCAATCTGCTGGTTTAACCACTCACCCAACTCTCCATTATTTGGCGGAAGCGGTGAGATTCGAACTCACGGACCATTTCTGATCGTCTGTTTTCAAGACAGGTGCAATAAACCGGGCTCTGCCACACTTCCAATAAACCATATAGAAACACACTCATCACGCACCGTATAGTGGGCGATCAACTCCACCACCTTGTAGGCATCAAAATGCGTTTCTATATGGCAGCCCCTCGAGGATTCGAACCTCGGAATGTCGGAATCAAAATCCGATGCCTTAGACCAACTTGGCGAAAGGGCTACAAATTACACTTAATTTTTTAAAGAACAAGTTGTGTATTGTACAGGCTCGACGGCCTTTGTCAATACATGTGTTGTATTTAAACAACAAAAAACCCCAGATTTTTTAGGTCTGGGGTTTGTGAAACTTTGGATTTAACTTTTAGGTTTTCTTATGCTCCACATACCCCTTTTCCGTGCGACCATGGCTGATTATCGCTACCAATAAATGGTGTGCGATACTCGCATGTTAACAGGACGGTTTTCGATATGAGGGACAAAAATTTCTCCGAATAAAAATTAAATTGTGGAGGTATATAGGCTCGGTAAAATTATTTTTTCTTCCAACCTAACTTTTTCTTTTCTATTGGTGTATTGGGATCACCAATTTCGTCAAAAACTTCCCATAGCTTTTCTTCAACGGCAAATTTTGTGAATAAGCCTGTATCCATTCCGTATGCTTCTATTTCCCAAGGATGGTCGTAGTAGTTCAAAGTGTCAGAATCAATTCTCATTCCCTTCCAACGAGTCAACGAATCATTGGTTTCCATGTATGCGAATTGTTTGACATGCACCATTTCATGTGCGATTGTTTTGAGTATTTCTTTGGCACCAATCCAAGAATGAATTTCAATTAGAAACTCTCTTGGCTTGCCAGAGTTATTGTAGTCCTCTACGGACGCAAAACCGTGAACCTCTAAATTCGGATTGAATTTGACTTTGAGGTTGATGTTGTCGAGTAGGCGTTTGCTAATCAGGTTTTGTCCATAAAAACGAATAGCCCTCTCGACATAGGGCTTAAATTCCTTATCTGGACAATTAACTATTCTCAATTTCATGCGAGTCTCCAGTTAATCACCTATTATACTATATTTAGATGACGGAAGATTTCGCAATGTGAAATTATATCTTTTCTACCTGTACTCCTGCCTTTTCCAAGAACTGTAGTCCGTCATCTGTACGGTAACTATTGCGATAAAAGACGGAATTGATACCAGACTGATATACCAATTTTGCACAATCCAAACAAGGAGCATGAGTAACAAAAAGAGTAGCACCATTACCAGATTCGGTTGATTTGGCTAACTTAGCAATTGCATTAGTCTCCGCATGGAGAACTTCAGGTTTAGTGGTTAGAAATTTTATGTCACCATTTGGCCACTTGAGTTCATCCTCACAGTTGTTATCCCAACCAGAGGGCATGCCATTGTAACCAATAGAAATGATGCGGTCATCTTTTACGATAATCGCACCAACATGAAGTCTACGAGCCGAGGATAGTTCTGCGAACACCTCGGCCGTTTTCATATAAGCGTCACGAAATTTTTGTTTCACAGTACTTCGTAATCTTCTTTACCGCAACCACACTCAGGACAAACAAAATCTTCAGGTAATGTATCCCACGCACCTTCAGTTGCTTCATCGTGTTCGTGGCCACAAACCACACATACATGTACTTCGTTCATTATAGTTCTCCTAGTTTTTGTTTATAAGCATTAGCATGGCGTTCTTCGATTTTCTTCAAAGCGGCAAAACGCTTTTCAGCAAGAGCAAGAATTTTCTTAAATTCTTCTGCGTGTTCCTTAGATTCTTTGATTTGTTCTAGTGCAACACCGGCGGCCGCCAGGTCATGTTCTTTGACTGCGGCAGAATGAAACTCTGGATACATTGTGGTGTATTCATAAGTTTCACCTTCAATTGCCTTTTCAAGACATTCTTTTGTTGACGGCTTACCGATCAACAACTCAAGATGACCCCATGCATGAAGCAATTCTTGGTCAGCGGTATGCCAAAAGTGTTTGGCGATATCCTCATAACCTTCGTCACGCGCAATTTTGGCGAAATAACGATACTTGATATGAGCCATTGATTCGCCAGCCAATGCACTCTCAAGATTTTTTAATGTAACAGACATATTTTCTCCCTATAAAAAGATGGTCCGGCGTGCAGGAATCGAACCCACATTCAAGAGGTAGAAGCTCTTTGTATTATCCATTATACTAACGCCAGAAAAAATTATTTATTCTTTATAATCAATCTTATTGATATATTTAAATTTTTGTTCATCCGTCCATTTTTCTAGATAATCATTATCTTCGTTAAAAGTCCGAATGTATTCTTCTTGTGTAAGTTCTCTGGTTGAAACAATACATTCATCGACATGCTTTTGTGAAAACTCTTTCCAGCTTTCATCATCAGTTCGACCAGCATTCATTACCACTTCATCGTTAGCGTGTCCTGCCTCTTTGGCTTCGACGACATAACGCATACGAAAAATGCTAACAGTTTCTACAAGATAAAGTTTCTTATCCACTTTTATACCTCAAAATATTTCAATTCAAAAATATCCGCTTGATGCTCATAACCAATGTAACCACGAGGATTGGCAACCACTCGCGTGTCACCAACCATGTAATCAAAATCATGGTGTGTATGACCATGTGTCCATAGTTTGATTTGCGGATGATTCAAAATGAATTCGGACAAATCGGAACTATATGCACCGTTCACAATGTAATCGTCCTCATATTGAGGTTTGGTTGACAACTTGCTAGGCGCATGATGACCAACTACAACCCACTTTTCGGTTGAACGCAAAGCAATGTTTTCTCCCAGAACACGCAGAGTTTCCTTATGTTCAGTACAAGACTTTTCAGGAGTAAATTTTGCTGATCGTTTTTGACCATCTGTAACCTCGGAAGAATCTTTGATGATACGATAGTCATTCATGTAGCCTTTGATACTGTACAAGGTATTCGGATCTTCCTTGTTCATATCAGTCCAAAGAGATGCACCAAAGAAAATACAATCACCAATCTCTACTAATTCTTTTTCTAGAATGTGTAAATTGCGTAGATAACCAAGGTGACTACGCAAATCTCCAAGAGAAGTGCCAAAATCACCGTGATAATATTCGTGGTTCCCCATAATGTAAATGACATGAGGAAATCTTGCACAGCATTCTTGAAAGAATGTATGAAATTTGTTGGACTTATCATGTTCACCCCAAGTATTGTAATCGTCTTTTTGACGAACATCATTAATAATACAAATATCACCGGACAGAATCAATACATCAGCATTCTCGGTATTTTCGAGGCTGATTGTACCAAATTCCAGGTGAAGATCAGAACAAAGTGCGACTTTCATTTTACTTTCTCCAAAGAGTCCTTACGCATGTAATGAATTGGTTGCGTGTGATTAGACGGAAGATTTTTGACGACAGGAAGAAACTGTACGCCTTCAATCTCCTTGGAATCCCAATGAGAAAAGGTGTAATAAATTTCAGCGACAGAAAATTTGTTTCGTAGTTTGATAGGTTTTTGTGATACTTTTGAGTTCATTTTAAATACTCCAGGTGCATACCACCACACCTGGAGTATAGCACCAATCAGATCAGCTTGTCAAGAGGTCTGTTGTTTTTTTGCTAATTTCAATTTTCCTAGGTTTCTTTTCCTCAGGAATTACATTTTCAAGTTTAATAACCAATAGACCATCAACAATGTCAGCACCTTTTACGACAACCGTATCGGCTACAGTATATTTGTGCGAGAAGTTTCTGGTACCAATACCTCTGTGTAGATATTCTCTACCTTCGGTCTGAGCAGTTTTGATTGCTCCATTGACATACAACTTGTTACCTTCAGAAGTGATTTCAATCTCATCACTCTTGAAGCCAGAAACGGCAATTTCAATAGTGTAAGATGTGTCATCTTCTTTGATAATGTTGTAAGGGGGATATGTTGGTGTTTTGTTACCTTCAACAAACAACTTATCAAATTCTTCGATAGTTGAAAGTAGGCGGTCAAAGCCAACAGTTGCAGGAAGTAGTGATCTACCATAGTTCATAGTTTTCTCCTTAAAAAGCGAGTTAATTAAAATTGATACCCCGAAGGCGTATCATCCAGCTTACCTTATACTGGTCCGAACTGTCGTGTCGGAGGTGTAATTACACGGACGCCTTTTGCCGTAGCATCAAACAGGCCCTAAGGTGGGCAAACCCTTCGCAAACTGCTTGAAATCACCTAGAAAATAGGGAGCGCAATTGCAGTAGACTTTAATTGGCACCCCTGGATATTTTTCTACCCTTCAGAGGTATGGTAGTTTCCCATCCCGATGAGAATATAATTATTTAGTCGTCGTAGGCTTTTTTCCGATATTGTATTTCGGAATTAATTGCCAATCATTCTTCTCTTTATGAGAAATGATCTTTACTTGAGACAAAGAAACGATTGGATCTTTCGTCTTTTCTTCATCGACAATTTTAATAAGCTCCCAATCTTGCAACAGATTTGCTACAGTATTCCTACGCGCAAGATCATTCTCAGTAATGTCGGTTGGCTTACCATCCAAAGAAAAGAGTTCTTTGAAATGTACGATGTAGTATTTACCTTGCTTGTGTAGAATGTGACAAGATTGATAAAGTATTTTTTCTTTTTTGGATGCAACACCAATTCGGGTCAGAGTTTCACGAACTTTTAAAAAGTCGTCCTTCTCCTCTAGTGTCACCTCTACCATATCTTCTATTTTTATCATTATTTTTTCACTCCACCTTTTTCTAATTTTTCTTTTAATAAAGTGATCTGTTCATCTGTCAGAATACGCAAGGCTTCTTTTGCTTTCTCATTTGAGTAGCCAAAATATTCTTTCACGCAATCTATATCCTTTAGACCAACGTCTTTTTGCCATGGTTGGAACTTTCGTTTCATCGGTCTAACGGTATTTAGAAGATACTGGTATTGTAGTTTTGAATCTAGATTATGGTTCACATTCATCTGGTTAGCATATAAAATGCAGTCCAGGTGATAGGAAAGGGCACGATTAACTAGGAATGGCTTGTAGTCCTTTTCTTCGTCCAAAACATCCTTCTTAGTCTGTAAGATGCTCGGAATAATATCTTTAAAAACATCAGCCATTTTTTTCACCTTCGCACAAAAAATCTGTTAAATTCTCTTTTGCTAATTTACTTATTCTATTATAATCGTTTGTGTGATTACACATAGGTAATCTTTTGTATTTTTTAAAATAGTCCACCAAAAATTGTGTTTCCTGTTTTTTACATTTATATGCTGGAACAGGATAATAGGCCTGATAAACTTGTTCTATTTTTTCTTTGCCGAATTGTTCTTTGAACAAGGTTCCAACACCGTACGGAGACAAAGGATTACCTTTGACAGTATGTTTGAAATCGTTTCTTCGACCAATCATGGCACCACGAATAGAAGAACGGCTCTCTCCAATATAAAAGACACCTTCTTGCAAGTGATTTGCTCCTCCAACAGGCGGATTTTCAAAAAGTCCATAGACATAACATCCAGTTTGACTCTTCGTGAATCCCCACAAATCAGAATGTTTTTGTTCAATTTGATACCATTGGGTCCATGATTCAACAATATTTTCATCAAA